CGAAGGGTCATCACTGTACTTAGCTGTGATGTCCTTACCGCCTGCTGATATTCTACCGAAGTCTGCAAAAGGGTCAGAGGACACGACAGGAGCCACAACGGGAGGAGTAGGTTCTCCACGGTATCCTGAGCCTCCACCATAGTTAGTAGTAGCGGGAGCAGAGTCTATAGCAAAGACATCTTCTTCTTCTTGGTCAAAGGCGCTTTCTAATCCTGTAGCCATTATTTAACCCCCTTAGTTTTCTCATATGTACGCAACGTACCTAACCCAAGCATCCCCATCAAGACAGGCAACATAGTTGACAAATCTATAAGGGGAATAACGATTGGAGAACCGGATAAAGCAAGCGCAAAGTTTGCCATCGGAATAACAAGGAAGTTACCCGCCATTCCAAGGCAACAAGTCCAACCCACAGCAGGCCGCCAACCTGCGACAAATAAGTCCTTGCTTGCTGCTTCAGTTTTGTTCACCTCTATCTGTGCTTGTGCTATTGTATGTGCTTGTGTGGCAATCTCGTGCGCTATACGTTGCTTAGTGTCAGCGTCAGGTATTACCTTATCTAGTATCTTTGTTACTGGCTGTATGAGCGCACTGATGATTGACATTACTCTTTTCCTCTTAACCCTTTAACTGTGTCGGACTCCCAAATACGAAGTCCCATCCAGATGATTGTAAACAATGAAGCCATTGGTGGTAACCAAGCAGCTAAGGATAACACCCCTGTTGACACTGCTGCTATGTCCATCATTTCTTTAGTTTCCTCTACCATGATAAAATCCCTTTTAGTTAGTTAGCGGTATCCACCCAGTGTTGCCGGTAGAGTATACTTTAATGTAAAGATTACCTTCAGCGTTAGAAGCAGTACGTAAGTACAACGAACCAACGTTTGCTGTAACATTCCCGTTAGGTGTAACTGAGCCTGTTGTAATAGTAACAGCACCACCAAGTGTAAGACTAGAAGGGTTAGTTCCTATCTCTACTACATTAGAAGCGTCGTCCTCTGTGTATAACCTTTTGTCTATTGTGTTGACAGCTAACTCACCTGTGTCTAAATCTCCACTAGAAGGAGAGGCAGCAGCTGTCGTACTATACTTTGTAATTAATTTAGTAGGCACAATGCCCTCCTGTTAAGCCGTCTGTAAAGATAAGTTAGGTGAAAGTTCAGCAACAACACCGAGATGTGGTACAACTACACCTGTACCGCCTCCGTCACTTGGTTTGTTTATCTGGAAAGCAATGCCTTCCCCTGCGTCTAATCTTGTCTCAGTAAAAGGCACTTCAATAATGTTACCTATGCTCCAATCCCCTGTACCGCCTGATGCAGTTGTTTTTGTCTCTACTCTGGCAAGCTGACCACCAAAGGTTCCATCAGCGTTTACTTTAATAAACTGTATCTGAGCATAGTTAGTGTCGTTTGCCACCAGTGCGCTATTGGTTACAAAGTATAGCTTCTGAAAGTACGTTGTACCTCTAGATACGTAAAGAGAAGTACGAGGAAAAGCAGCTCCTGCGTTTGCATCCTGAGGCTTGTAGATGTTAGCAACAATTACGTTCTCGTCATTAAGATGCTTAATATCACCGACATAACTAGGGTAGTAAATCTTCTGAGCAACAGCACCTGTCAATACCGTGGAGTCTTGAGAAGTAGCAGTAAACACATAGCCTACAGTATACGTTACGCCTAGAGTTTCAAGGTACGTATTCCAAGCTGCATTACCCGCAGTGCCTAAGTCAAATATCTTGTACTCTTGGCCTTCCACAAAACCACCAGTACCTGCAACAGCTCCAGTTAGTAGCGAAGAATCATTAGCTGTTCCTACAAAGGTGTCACCATACGCCCAAGTCTTGTTTATACCAGTGTATGTAACCCAAGCTGCGTTACCGGCAGTACCTAAGTCTCTAACGACATAAGTGTTTCCTACAGTCCAAAGACCTGCTTCTAGAGTAGCAAACTTCTTTTGCCCTGATGGAACAGTAGGAGCCTGTACACCTGACACGCTTAACTGATGTCCTTCATACATACCGTTAGTTGCGTCAACTTCAATTAGGTTAGCAGTACTCTTTACAGGAGAATCTACTCGTATTCCACCTCTAAGGTAGTTACGAACAGAAGATGTCTCTGCACCGTTAAAGTAAAAATACTTACACTTGTCAGGAGCGTTGCCTGTGAAACCATCAATGTGTAAGGAGGAGCCAGTGTTCACGACAAAGCACTTGTAAGGGACTTCTAAGCCAACCAAATCAACTTGGTCAACACTAACAGAAGCAATCTCAGAACTGCCTTCTACAGCACCCTGCGTGCCTATAATGCACAGGTCAGTTTCTCCTCTCCAAGGTTCACCGTTAGGGTCATTACTTGTAGGTAGCTGAGTGTTAGCGTGAAGGAACAGGTGGCCTATGCGAATCTTACGCGCTCTGTTGGATACGTTAGGGACAACCTTTAATGCCTTACCACGAGGATAGATAATACGTAATAGAGGGAACCAGATGTTGTTGTCACCTTGGTTAGAACCATTACTGCCTATCTCCATAGCGGCATTGTCATACTGTACACCGCTAATCAAGTTACGGTTGCCACAGTTCTTTATTTGAATGTTCTCAAACGTACTCTCACGGACAGTATCTGAAGTATAACCTACTGCCGCGATAGCACCTGTCATGGTAGCACCGTTATCTACAGCAGTGAATGTTGAACCAATTCTGTAAGTAACGCCTGTAGTGCTGAGGTAAGCATTCCATCGTGCCTGAAGAGCTGCTTCCTTCTCGTCCTCGTCATCACCTGTTGCAGTGCCAAGGAAAGCAATCTTGTATTCCTGCCCTGTTACCCATGAGCCTGCGTTTACTTTAGTGACGTTAGCGTTACCCAAAGACATACCTATGCCTAAGAAGTCTCGGCACTCAACATCAATAATCATGTCGTCGTTCAAGCCAGTAAAGGAAAGTCCGTTCGCTCTAACAGTACGGTTCCTACCTAACAAGGTAAACCCTACAAGCTCTACTGCTTTCTCGTTGCCGGTAAAGAAAGGCTTCTCAAAGTAAGTACCACCGTCAGTTCTACCGCAATCAGTAATAGTTAAAAGGCTACTACCTACAGGGAATGAAGCACCAATGTTAAGGAACGACATTAGCTTGCCTGTACCGTGGATAGAGAAAAGAGTCTTATCCATTACCAACGGAGTGTTAGTTGTAGCAATACCGTCAGTAAACAGCACTTGAAACCTCTGTTCCTTAGCTGCTGCCAGTAAGGCAACAAGGTTAGCTCCGTTATCAGTACCGTCAGTCTGAACAAGTCCACTATTTGCAAAAGCAGCGTCACGCTTAATACCAAACTGCAAGTCTGTTACAACACCATCGTGCTTAAGTACTGCTATGTTTCCGTTAGCCAGTGTAAACGCGGCGCCTTTCTCATCAGGAGTTGAAGGGTAGTTACCGGATGCTACTATCTTATAGTCAGCAGCTCCGACCCCCGCACCGTAGTAACCTTCTGTACTTACGTACTCACCCGCTTGTAAACTGAGGTCTGCAATCATAGAAGCGACAGAAGCGATAGGAGGTGTAGAGTTTAGCTTAACAACCGCGTTAGAGTTGTTTTTAGTAAATAAAGTCTTGTCAGTTACGTTTACAGCTAATTCCCCTATCTCTAAATTATCCGCAAGTGGGGATGTATTAGCAGAGGAGCTATGTTTTGTAATCAGATTAGTAGGCATTGTTATTCCTCAGTAATAACCTTAGTTATTCCTAAGGTTGCTAGGTTTTCTTTAGGTTTTAGTGTACTGTCTGTAAAGACATCGTATATTAAACCGCTATCAGCTAAAGCGTCATAGTAGTCTTGAGGAAAATGCCCAGAGCTTACCCAGTATTTCCTAAGTCCTTTTTTAAACTCAGTTGTAAACATATCTAAAGACGTAAGAGCTTGAGCAGCAGCTTGGTTTTTGTTGGCTATAACGATAGTTGCGAATACACTCATTAGATAGCTACTCCTGTTTTATCTGCAATGTACTTTTCGGCAGATGCAATTTCACTTGCATTAGACAAAGAGCCTCGTACAATAAGTCCGTAAACTCTTCCATCTAAGTGCAAGAGTGTTCCGTTATTTCTTGCGCCAAGATTAAGAGGATAATTCCCGTACAGTCCAGTACCTTGGTTTCCGGTAGGCGCAGCCTTTTCGACTCCATCTACTCTAATGGTGGTAACGTCATTAGCTATATCGGAAAGCCCTGTTAAAACGCTTGTAACCGGAGGAGTGTAACCTGTTGCACTAGCATTTACACCGATAGTACCTTTAGATGAATATCTCCAAACATTACCACCAATAGAGGCAAGTCTAAATGTTCCATCGTTACCGCCAAAAGTGTTCGACAGCTCTGCAACAACAGCAACTTCATCAGCTTCTTTCCTAGCACCAGAAAACACAGACATTGTGCCAGTACCAGTAAAATCAATATTCGCTGAACGCAAGCCGTCATCTATACCATCAAACTCTAAGAAGTATAGGCCGTCTACTAGCTTCAAGGCAGGACATTTAGCCAAAGTAGTTTGAACCAAGTCATTACCGTTACCTGATTTATCTACTAGCTTACCTACACGGTTAGCGTCAAGAATCTCGCCAGAAGTCCAAGGAACAGTAGGAGTAGTGCCATCAGGTTGGAACACTTTAGTTAAGTCGGAAGGGTCATACCAAGCACCCTGCTCGCCAGAAGCGAACAGAGAGACAGGTTTGAAATCTGTTGAGTTTGTTGCACCGAGTTGGTTTACGCCTAATCCGTACATAGCTTACACCATATCGGTAATGTATGCGGAACCTGTGCCACCTTCGGTTATTACAGCGATGTTTTCTCCACCATACACGTGGATATACTCAATAGTATGTGCAGGGAGATAAGCATCGGTAACAGCCGCAGGGCCATCAATTTTATAGAAACATCCAACAGTAGCAACAATACGGGCGACACGCACGCCTGTGGCTATACTGTTAGCAGCATTGGAAGTGCCAGAGATGGCAATTTTAGAAGTGGAGGTAGGACGAAGAACTTGAATTGGTTTTGCGTTCGCATCAATTGTCAAAGTAGACATAATAATTTTCCTATGTAAAGATAGAAAGGCGCTATGGCCCGAAAGTAAAAGAGAGAGGCACCCTTATGGATGCCCCTCGTCTAGTTTGTTACTTAGCCTGCTACGTTAAGTACGAAGCCTGCGTCTGGACGGAAAGTCTTAACACCGTACAGAGTATCAGCAGTGTAAAGAGTGCTTAAGAACTCCTGCTTGTACTGAGTCTGTGAACGAATAGCCTGCTGTTCCGCAAGGATGTAAGTATCCTTGTGAATCAACTGAGCGGCACGTACACCCGGCTCTGGAGTAGCTACGTTAGTAGATACCATGATGTCGATACCGTACAGGTTACCGATGAGGCCGTTTTGAACAGTCTGTCCGCCAGTGAAGTCACTAGAAACATAACGCTCAAGTCCCATGATAGAGTTACGTACTGAAGGTGGAATTACGAAACAACGGTCGTCCATCGGAACGTCCGCGTCATCCATCTTCTGAATCAAAGCACGGAAGGCTTCATCAGTAAACGCTGTGTCAACACCGCCTGTTACGTATGCTTCCACGCCACCGCCTGTTGCTACTTGGTAAGAAGCACTGTTGACCCAAGAATTGCCGTCACCGTTACCAAGTGACTTACCCAAGTCCATGATGTCAGTGTCAATCTGACGAGCTAGGGCGTAACCTGCGTCATCGGTGTAGAACTTACGTAAAGAAGACAAAGCCTGAGTCTCAGTAATATCTTCGATAAAACGTGAGTATTCGTAGTGCTTGTCGATTACTACTTGTACGTTCTCTTCCAAGTTGTTCTGAATGGTAACAGCAATGTTCTCTTGTTTCTCTGCGGCAGCGCCACGTACAGGAGCGGGGATAACTACTGTGTCGCCTTTCTTGCCAGTCATAGAGAGTTTTTTGACTTTAGGGGCGATAACGAGGCTCTTCTCATATTGAGCGCGAATCTCGTCACTCCATAGAGTAGGGATGAACGAAGATGCGTTCTGTCCTGATTTACCCGGCTGAGTATTGTCGCCTTTTACTGATGTGTTGTCTACAATTGCGTTTGCTTGTGCATATGGGCCTGCTGGCATAATAATATTCCTTAAAATAAAAGTTTAGGTTTTTACCTAACCCTCCCTTCTGAATATGCTTGTGTGATTTCATCAGACAAAGACATATAACGGTCGGGGTCGGTTTTCATTAGCTTAATAATGTCTGAGCGTCGGTATATTTTCTTCGCTCGCTGTTCGCCAGTTCCTCTAGCGGTGCCTGTTGAGGCGGCTTTAACAGCGGCTTTCCGCGTGTCCTTCTCAGTAGAAGCAGCTTGAGCTACTACACCTTGACGGTCTTTCCAGTTGGTAAAGAGTTCGTCTGCGGCTTCGTAGTCGTACTGTCTGTCTGCCTGAGCAAAGAGCTGTGTGCGAATCTTAGAGGATTTAATCCAATCAACAAACTTACCGTCCTGTACAATTTCATTCATGTCGGGATGACGTGACTGTAACTTACTTTGTGCGGTCTGTCGTTGGTTGTTTAAATTAGCTTCCTCTGCCTTCTTAATTGAAGGGTGATTAGCGATAGCTCTTTCGACTGCCTTGTCGGGGTCGGAAAAGAAATCAATATCTTCAGCTTCAGTTTCTTGTCTTGGTGGTGGTGTTGAATCGAGTTGTGTCTGTATATAACTATCGACTACGGAACGTAACTCCCCTACTTCTCCGCTTTGCTTTCCTAGAAGCTTCTCAGCCTCTTGGTGCATCCTTACAATCTCTGCGGTTGACTTTCCTTTGTACTTCTCTGGGACATCATCTTCAGTCGGTGTTGGCTCTTGCGAAGCTTCCGGTTGAAGGTCGTTGATGTTGTCAAGTTCTTTGTCGTCGTTTAGACGCTCATCTTCTATAATGTTTGCTGCCATTATTAAACTCCGTACCTTTTAGTATTATGGAGGTAATTATTATGCGAGGGTTCATACACCATTATGAATTTGCCTTGCGTTCTTGTTTCAGCTTCTGCTCTCGTTTCTTACACCAAGCATCGGTATTGACACCGTTGTGCTTATTAGTCCAAGTCCCGAAAGAGTTTAGCTGCTTTACTGCCGATAGTCCACATTCGTTGCAGACTACCTCTCTAGTGTCGCTACTGACGAATCGTTCCTCAGTATGTCCTGCTTCACATTTAAAGTCGAACAAAGGCACTACTCTGTGCCTAAGTCGTCGTATGCGTTACGGACTTGCTCTTCTAGGTTTAGCAACGTAGCAATGACATAGAGTTGTCCCTTCCTAAAGAAGAGGTCTTGTTCATTCTTCGATGCTTCAACTGAATCAATACCTTTAGCATTTGTTTCTAAGTCCTCAGTCAATGTTTTCCAACCTGCTGTACGGAACATAGAAAGCATTTCTTCGTAGTATTGTTCTAATTCTTTGTTTGTTTCTTCAATCATTTAACTGTTTCTCCTTCTAAAGGACAGTTTGTTATAAGTAGGAGTATATCTATAAGTATACTCAAGTAGTAAATAAGTAAACATTAAAGTATACTATAGTATTATTATAACATACTTTTAATCAAAAGTCAAGCTTTATTTTACTTATTTGTAGCTACCTACTGTCATCTTGTTCTTTTTGTTCTTAGCTGCACGTCCGCCACGCTTAGGTTTAGCAGGACAAGACTTTGTTTTCTTTTTACATCCGCCTTTCTTCATCATAACTACTTCCTCTTAGACTTAGCGCCAGAGCATTTCCAACGCTTACGTGATAAGTTGTTAGGTGTGTTAGGGTCGTTCTGCTTCTTCTTAGGTAAGCCTTTCTTAATGCCTAGACTTCTAGCACAGTAACTGTCGCCTTTGGAAGTCCCCGCTCTTACACGGGAACCTCCGTCCTTAGCTTTGCCTGCCTGTCCGTAGGAGACTTTCTTACCGGAGGAAGTGACCTTAACCTTTGCTTTTCCCTTTTGTGGTTTTGCCACCGACAGTCTCCTCTTTTGATTTTAAAACCTTAATCTCTTTCTCTAGTTTCTCTACCCTTGCAACTAAAGCCGCAAAGGAAGCGTTAAGTTCTTTTAGTACGTTGTTAAACTGGTGTTGTGAAATCATTGTGGCAATTGTCCTTGTGTTGGGGGTTGCATCATTGGTGGTTGTGGTTGTGGTTTTGGTTGTGTGTTGCTTTCCTTAACGGCTACTTCACGTTCCTTCAATAGCTGCTCAGAGATTTTAAGGCGCTTCTGGAACTCTTTGTCGTCTGCGTCTCCTGCACTCAGGTTAGCAGTGACTGCCTTAATACGGTCAATCTCAAGCTCCTGTGGTACAGCCTGTGCTTCAGCCATAGCTTTAGCAGCTCGTGCTTCGGACTCTTTAGCCTGTCCATTAAGAGCGTTAGTCTGTGACGCTTGGAACTCAGCTTGCTGTGCTTGAGCCGCTTGCTGTGCCTGCTGTGCTTCTGGATTAGGCTGATTAGCTTGGTCGAGCTTGGCAATCAGTTCTTCACGGTTAGCTAGGCTCATGTTGTCCACAATGGACTTAATCAGCTCAGGGTACATCGGTGTTTCCGGTGACATAGTCTGTAGGAGCTGTACAAGCTGTGTAACTTCGTACTCACGGGCAATAACGCCTAGAGAGCTAGATACTTCAAACTTGTAGTCAGCTACTGGGAACTTCTCAGGCTCAAACTGCATATAGCGGTGAGCTGCCTTAGTAATAAACGGTATGACAAAGGACTCTTGGAAGTTAATCAAAGTGCGCTTGTGACGCTTAATGATAGCTCCTAAACCCATGGAGATGCCTGCTGCTGTACTTTCTCCGTTTACAGAGCCTGCAATACCCGCTGAGTCTATAGCGCCTGTAGCAGTCTGTACCATACGTTGTAGCTCTGCTGCCTGAGTAAAGGTAATCTGACTTACCTGACCAAAGTTAAATGGCTGTAGTATCTCAGCAGGGTTACCGTTAGTAAGAATAACCTTACCTGCACGTACCTCTGGCTTAGAGCCTCTAGGCATACGAGAAGCGTCCATTGCAAGCATAGGGTGTACTGTTAGTGCTAAGGCATCAATACGAGCGCGTAGTTCTGCGTCTAACGCCTTCTGAGAGTTATACCCTTTCTCACATACACCTCGACCCCAGAAACGGCTAGGAACGACATCCCAAGGGAATGCTACGATAGGACGGTCACCCATCATGTAAGGATTAGCTTCAGCTTTAAGTAAAGTGCCACCATCAGCGATAACAACAATAGCTTCAACGTAGTAGCTGTCGTCTCCTTCCTCTTCCTCAGTCAAGGTTACTGCTTCTTCCTCTGCATCGGGGTCAGCCTGTGCTTCTTCAAGCAAGTGACGAGGAACTAAACCGTAGTACTTAGTGAGACGTACTTTATCGTCGTCATAGACAGTAGTAATGTCGTGGTCAGGCTCGATGTCGAAGTCTGGAGCTGCTGTACCTACGTCAGCCTCACGGTAGACACCCTCTTCCTGCAACTGTGTTACAACGTGCTTGGAAACAAACTCATCAATAGCCACACCTAGCGCACTTTCAACGGAAGTCGCTACAGGGTCAATAAGGAAGTTCTGAGGCATGACAGGATTTAGCTTAACGCAGGTTCTGTCCTCAATTGTTACACCAACTGCCGTTAATTCACCACCCATGACAGGCTGTGTAGCAGGTTTCATCTCTTTTTCGGTAGTTAGCTCAATTTCACCAATACCAGTGCCAAAAACAGCAGCATTAATCAAACATTCAGCTACATTCTTACGTATCATGTTGCGTTTAAAGTCGGCTTCTAGGCCATTACGCAACATCATAATGTCAGCAGTCTCTGTATCAGCAGCATCATCACGAATATCGAACCATTTTCCACGTCCAAAGGTCGCTTCTTCCAGTTCTGCTACGGATGACTCCACAGCTTGTTGTAAAGCAGGAGAAATAATCTTAGAACGCTCAGATTGACGTGTCTTGTCCTCTGCTGCCCAATGTCCACGCCATAGGCGGTAGTACTCATCAAACTTCTCGGAGTAGTTGGCTTCAAAATGGTCACGCCAGTCTTGACATTTGTTGTCTACCCACCCCTCTAGGGATTCAAAGCTGTAATCATCGTCTTGATTGTCAAACATAGTTAATACCCTGCATAAAAGTCAGTGAGTTCATATTCTTCTTCCTCGTAGTCGATAGCGTAAGCAACCTGAGCCAACTGGTCAATGTATGCCAACGCATCAATTAAATCATCATGTACTAATTTATTAGGGAACTGAAACAGCTCATCTAGGAAAGGAGCATTCCATTCACCCTTGTTAAGTTTAATCTTGCCGTGTTCAAAGCGACCTTGTAAGGCCCACACGATACGGTCAATCTTACGTTTGTTACCGTGGGTAAGCTCCTCGATACGGAAGAACCTTTGATTCTTTTTCATTATGTCATTCAAGTAGGGGTAGACAGCATTCTTCAATGCACCTTTCTCAATCCCTACTGCGACTGGTTGGTAGTCCCTGACGGCCTCGAAGATTTTCCTTGCTGTCTTTTCGACTCCCCATCTACCGTGGATGATGTCTGCGACCCACCAACCTTCCGTACCTGCTTTAACCACCGCAATTGCCGTTTGGTCAAGCCTGTTTGTTTTAGTTGTAGCTTTTTCAACTTCTGCGAATCCTGCCAAATCGACTGCTATATAGAACTGACCACCATCAGGTTCCTCCTCTAGGAACTTAACGTGTTCCTCCTTAAAGAGTTCACCACCGGCTGCCTCAAAGGATGCCATAAACTCCTGTCGAAAGGAGAAGGCTGACATGGACTTCTTAGCTGCATCAATCTCGTCAGGGTCGATTAGAGGGTTATCAAAGCTAGTGAAGTGGTATCCTGCCCAATCAGGGTCGTTAGCTATGTTAGCGTACTGATGGAGGTCGTAGAAGTGGTTACGCCCCATTGGTGTACCGATGAACATGGCTGAACCCTTTTGGTCAG